CTTTTTTATAGACTTCATTCTTATAGAACTTATCTTTGGTGATATTTGCTTCCGCAACCTTAGTTTTCTTCGCGAAGTCGGAGAAAGATTTCATTAATATATGTGTACATATCAAGTTTATTTATACGGGTTTACATGTTATCGTGTATTTCTATCATTAACTCTCTGCATTGCTTGTCTGGAAGTGCGGAAGGAATACCTTTCCTAAACGTTGTGAAGTCACCTACCTTAGCTGCTCTCCGCATTTTTGTTCCAGATATTGCAAAGGTATCACCGTCTGCATCACGTTCTCCAGATGATATGATGTCCATCTTACGGAAAGAATAGTCTTTATGATTGTACTTCTTAACCCACTGCATAGCTTTTACTCTATCAGATCCAACAAGAAAGTATGCTTCATGGTATCCATCTTGCATAATATGTTGGAAGACTGCAGTTGGATCTCTAGGTCCGCTAAAAATTTTTCCCCTATGCTCAGGAAACATCTTAATCATATACTTTAATTTTGTATCAGGATCTAGTGGGTTAGTTCCTTTCTTATCTACAGTCTGAGAAATGTATATGCGATAGTCATGACCTTTAGCTGCTTTCTTTACAGCTAAAAAGTTCTCCTTATGTCCTATTGTAGGGGGTTGGAATCTACCAAACGTAAAATAACAGACCCTAGATTCTAATTCTATCGCCATTGCTTTGCGAGTGTGAAGTTGTTATATGAAAACTCAATACGGTTAACAAACTTGATCATGTCTCCATCTTTATGTAGAACATAACCTTCGTGACCCGTGATCTTATAACCTTTATCAGTCATAACATATGTCTGAATAGTTTTTTCTAGTTCATCTAGTTTACCTATCACCATTGTCTTCAATGCTTGTAGTTCTTTATATAATTTGAGTACACCTTTGAACTTATCAGCATTTTCTACCGCATAGTTTTGACTTGCATAGATTAAATTCTTTTTCTGTACCTGTGTTTTAGGGGATAATTTACTAGCAGCAGCATTTACTTTACCATCATAGAAGTTAATCATATCTGCTAATGTTTTCTCAGGATTGTTAATGGTCTGAGCTTTTTTTATCTGATCATTGAAAAACTGTTTCATGTATGATGCTATATGCCATTTAGCATCACCTTTTGTACCCTTAAGACCAAGGAGTTCATCTAAGAAATCTCCAGAAAACCCACACATTCTTTCTATCTCTGCTACATGTCTATCAAATTGAGTAAACTCAGCTGTAGAAAAGTTAACTTGATTCATAGGAGTGGTATTCTTGATGTTTAATACCTCAGAAGTGCTCCCAATCATAGTATCTGGTACACCACCTTGAGCTTGCATTGATTCAAGATCATCACCTGAGTAATGAGTATGAAATACCACACCAATTTTTGATGCTCTACATTGTTCACCTAAAGGATGATCTACTGGTATGGCATAGGTAATAGTATTAGGTCTGAATGTGTACAGTTTTTGTCCATTAATTTCTTCCTCCACTACATCATCAGTATAAAGAAGATCTCCTTGTATTACACCATTAATATCTAATTTTTCAAACTCCCTCAAAGCAACTTTTAACTTGTCTTTGAGGTCAGGTATGGTGGAATAATATGCATCTATATTCTCATCAAAATAACAGAGTTTAGGTTCTGTTTTATTGAACACTGATTTAGTACCCACAAAAAATCTACCTGTGAGGGGGTGCTTACCACATACAACTGATGGAGCTCCATCCCATTTGGTTTGCATTAAAGAACCAGTTGCTTTCTTACCAACCATCTTCCTTAGTTCTTTTAAAAAAGACACAGCAGCATGACAACCCTCAACTCCATAGTTGAGCATCTCATCTTCTAGATGTTCTAGATGTTTTAGTTGTGTTATATTAGCCATTATCTTTTAAAGTAATCTCCGTTGCTGTGTGTAGGATAAATTTCACCACCAGATTTAGATCTAATATTAAATTTAAAATCATACTCTTTAGTTTGAAAATTAATATCAATTCTTTTACCTGCTCCACCTGCTCCACCATAATCAATACCAATAGTATCACTTGTCAATGTACTAGCACTTTTCATATATGACTTAGTAACTTCATATACATGTAGATCTGTTCCAGTATAATGCACCATCCAATACCCATATCCTACTCCACTAGCACATAGATCTTCAAGATCTTTTTTTGCCTGTCCTTCTATTTGATGTGAAGTTCTATGGTCTGCTACTGTAGGTGTCTTACTTTCTTTATCATACTTGGAGAATACATCTAAGAATTTTCCATGATCTATATTAAACATATCCAAATACCTTTGTCCTTCTTCTGGAATCTCACCAGATTCTAGTTTTGTTTTGGGAAATAATCTCAACCCCTCTGCATTTTCACTTTTAGGACCTCTAACACCAATGTTAAAGAATGAAAGAGTATCTCCAAATTTAACTGACAAATATATTGATTCATTACCTCCACCCTTGCCTGGTTTACCAATCTTTAAAGTAATATCTGTTAGAGTTGATCCAATATCTTTTTTGTCTGCACCACCTGCTGAGATATAAAATGCACCACTTCCTCTTTGTTGAATAGGTCGAGGTGAGTTCTTACCACCCACATGTTCTGCAGATTTAAAACATTTACCTGCTCTCGATTTACATATTGCTTTTAATATTTTTTCTACATGTTTAGGATAAGGTCCTCCTCCATCAGCATAAGCATAGAAACTTTTTGCAAGATCTTGTTCATACTTCTCACCCATATTAACTTTCTTTCCACCTGCTCCCCTACCACCAAAGTGGTCAGTCTTTTTTAAATCTTTAAATACCCAATCATATGTAAATTTACTATCCCAATCTTTCATAGATCCCCAGAGTTCTATCTGTGCCTTACCCCTTAGACCACCTGAGTTTGCTAATGTATCCAAGTCTGTCAGTAGAGCATTAGCCCACTTGTCTAATTTAAGTTGATCTTTAGTATACTTCTGTTCAGTTCCATTTTTGAAATAGATAGTCACTTCAAAAATTTCTAGGAACCCATTGTCATCATCAAGCTCAAAAATACCCCCATCCACAATCCTTTTTACAAAGGTTTCTGGACGGTTATCGTATCTCTTTCCTTGACGATAAAAATCTGATAAGTTCATAGAACTATTTAGAACTGCTTCCAGTATCTAGGAGGTAGCATACCTGATTCTGTATCGGTTCTATGTTTTAGAGTTAGAACGATGTCACCAGCGAGACTAATTCTTCTATGTTCTCTGGGTTCTGGAGAAGTATAATGTTCAAGAGAACCAGGAAACATAACAAGATGCTCAGGTTGTGGTGTGATAGCATACCCATCACCATTGTTATATCTATTTTCTTTAATAAGTTTAAACGCATCTCCGAACCACTCGTTAGGATTTCTTTTTGTTAAAATTATTGGATCGCCAGGTGTCTGTATATAGTACACCCATGATATATGTGAGCAAGAATGATAATGAACAGGAAAGTGTTGACCAGGATCACATATAGTAAACCATGTCTTTGCAAAGTTAATTTCAAATGTACTTTTATCTATTGCAAAGTGGTCTATGTACTCCCTAACACATCCTTTCACAGCTCTAAAAAAATGGTCTAGTCTCTTGTCTTGATGAACAAGAACTTTACCATTCAATTCCCCTGTAATTCTACCTGTTGTGTTATCAAACTTGGCATCCTCAAAACTTTTATAAAGTGAGGGTAAGAAACCACCTAGTTTCTTTTCATATATGATAGTGGGGAATGCTTGATGAAATTTAGAGGTCGTCTGCTGCACGGTTTTCTGAATCAGAGATGTCAAACTTACCGCCAGGATATCTTTTCTCTAGTTTTTTGACATTTCTTTTTATGACTTCATCAAAGGATATGTCTAATGCTATGCAAGCGTTTGCTACGTACCACATAACATCACCCAACTCAATAATAAGATGTTCTCTATTGTCGTCGTTCCAAGGCTTACCTTGGAAAACCATCTTCTTGACGATCTCCATAAACTCACCACCTTCAGCACTAAGACCAACGGCAGCAGTAAGAAGCCGCTGAATATTGGCACCTTCTCCGTCAAGGTTATCAAGACTTTCAGTAAAAGATTGATAATCTTTACTGGGATCGGATGTGACACCATCCACGAATATAGCATACTTATCAAAGTCAACGGACTTAGTTTCTTTAATAACTGGTTTTTCTTCTTCGGAAAATTCTTTTTTAATTTTTGCGAAGACATCTGATATGTTGAACATTAGAATTTAATCTCTGCGAATTTGTTTTTAAATTTATCTTCAGGGCTATTATACTCTTCTTCTTGGCCACTGTCAACCAAATCGTTTTGTGCGACTTGTTCTACATCATATAGTCTCATCTTTGCACGATCTATACCGATTATAAATCTCTTGTATATTGTAGGATCATTGTATCGATTCTTAAGTTGTTTAACCATTATTTGATTTAACGCTTCCAGTTCCTCAGTAGATATAAGAGCAAACATAAGATCAGCAGTGGCTGGAAGACCAAAGGACTCACTTGTGTCAGTAAGATCGACATCACTACTAGCAAAGCCAGAACGAGTCGTCTGAGTAGCGGAGACGATAGGTAAATTAGCCTCAACTGCAAGACCACGGAGTTCTTCCGCAATCGCTTTAATATAGGAGTAAGAATTGACATTGCTACCTGCCCTGTAACGTGAAGACGCACATATATTTAAGTAATCTATGAATATTATATCAGGTCGGAATGATTTTTTCAATGCCAGTTCATTAAGTAATCCCTTGAAGTGTCCTGAGTGTGCTGCTGCTGTTGGATATTCTTTGATAATTAATGATCCTTGTGTTTTCTTTGAGATATCTGTGACCTTACTTTCAAACATTGACATTGGAAGATCAGTAATGTCTTGGATATTGATGTTTAAAAGATTCGCATCAATCCTCTCCGC